GATGGCAAAACTATCAAACAGAAAAAATCAAATTCTCTTGTAAAGAAACATGGAATAATATAAATATCAATTTATTAAGGAATGATAATGGCTAAAAAACAAAAACTAGAAATTGGTTCATCAAATTTAATATCCGTAAAACCAATTACAGACAATCAAAAAATAGTATTTGACACATGGAAGAAAAAACAAAATCAATTTCTATTTGGTTGTGCTGGAACTGGTAAGACATTTATATCTTTATATCTTGCATTACAAGATGTGATGAACTTACAAACAAAATATGACAAAGTTGTATTGGTGCGTTCTCTTATACCCACAAGAGAGATAGGGTTCTTGCCAGGCGATGAAGAAGATAAGGCTGCACTATATCAAGTTGCTTATGCAAATATGGTTCAGTTCATGTTCCAACAACCTAATGAACAGGCATTCAGCATGTTGTATGAAAAGTTGAAACAACAAGGTAGTTTGTATTTCCTATCTACATCTTTTTTAAGAGGACTAACATTCGACAATAGTATTATTATTGTAGATGAGTGTCAGAATTTAAACTTCCACGAACTGGACACGATTATCACAAGAGTAGGACAAGACTCAAAGATTGTATTCTGTGGTGATTTTGGACAATCAGATTTATCAAGAACAAGTGAAAAGAATGGTCTACACGACTTCCTAAGAATACTAGAAGAGATGGAAGAGTTTAACTGTGTAGAGTTTGATATCGGTGATATTGTTCGTTCTGGATTTGTAAGAAGCTATTTAATTCAGAAAACAAAATTAGGATTGGGGATTGACTAATGAATATTAAACAACTAAGAGAACAACTAGAAATAGATGAAGGAGTAAAGTATGTTATTTACCTTGACCATCTCGGGCTGCCTACTTTTGGTATCGGTCATTTGGTTACTAAGACTGACCCAGAAAATGGACAAATGGTTGGGACTGCCGTCAGTAGAGAAAGAGTCGCAGAATGTTTCGAGAATGACCTTGATGGAGTAATCAAGGATTGTAACAAACTATATCATAAGTTTGAAGAATTACCTGAAGAGGTACAACAAATCATAGCCAACATGATGTTCAATATGGGTAGAACTAGATTGAGTAAATTTAAAGGTATGAAACGTGGCGTAGATTCTTATAATTGGAATCAAGCTGCAGATGAGATGGTGGATAGCAGATGGTATCGCCAAGTAAATAACAGAGCTCAAAGATTGGTCGAAAGAATGAGAACAGTCGGTACAAAAATTGGTGCTCGTGACTATTAAATAAGGTATATAATGGAATTTAATCATGAAACAGTAGAGTTGCCTTCTATAACAGCAATAAACAAAGAAGGTGTTCGTGTCTATGAAACACCAAAGGGTCAATACTACCCTTCAATTACAACAATATTATCAATCAGAAACAAGAAGGGTATCATGGAGTGGCGTGATAGGGTTGGTCATGATGTGGCAAATCATATCATGAGGACAGCCGCAAATCGTGGTACGAAAGTCCATCAAATGGCTGAAGACTATCTAAACAACATGCATTTGAAATGGCCTACTAAATGGAAAGACCATGAAAAGAATTTCTTGCCTTGGTGTATGTTCCAGAAACTTTCTGGTAGACTAGAGAGTATAGATAACATCAGAAAACTAGAGGCTGGTATGTGGAGTGATAAGTATGGTATTGCTGGACGTGTGGATTGCATTGCAGAATACGATAATGAATTATCCATCATAGATTTCAAGACATCAACGAGAGAAAAGAAAGATGAGTGGATTGAAAACTATTATATACAATGTGCAGCCTATGCTGAGATGTATGAGGAACGAACTGGTGAGGCAATCAATCAACTTGTAGTGTTAGTAGTTACAGAAGATGGTACTGTCCAAGAGTTTGTTAAAGAAAAAGCAGAATATATTCCGTTATTAACAGAAGCAGTTGACAATTGGTACAAAGAAAAAAACTTATAGGAGAAGTAAATGGAAACTCAAGATATAGAGTTTATATTTAATACATTTTCATTCCTAGTAAATGGAATACTAGTTATGTTAATGGCAGCAGGGTTTTGTATGCTAGAAGCAGGTATGGTAAGGACAAAAAGTGTTGCAACCATATGTACTAAAAACATTGCACTATACTCTATTGCAGGAGTGTTGTATTTTTTATTAGGATACAACTTAATGTATTCTGGTGTAGATGGGGGATTTATAGGAAGTTTTAGTCTTTTTGACGTTGCTGACCCTTCTACAGAAACTTCAGAAGGTGGATATGCTGGAGCATCAGATTGGTTTTTCCAAATGGTATTCGTAGCAACGGCAGCTTCAATAGTATCAGGTGCAGTTGCTGAAAGAGTTAAACTCTGGCCTTTTATGGTAGTAGTTGTAGTGTTAACTGCAATTATATATCCAATACAAGGTTCATGGACTTGGGGTGCTGGTTGGTTATCTGAAATAGGATTTAGTGACTTTGCAGGTTCAACTATAGTTCATTCTGTGGGTGGATGGTGTGCATTAGTAGGATGTTTAATTGTCGGTGCAAGAAAAGGTAAGTATTCAGAAGACGGCAAGGTCAATCCTATGCCTGCATCAGCTTTACCTTTGGCAACACTAGGCACTTTTCTATTATGGTTTGGTTGGTTTGGATTTAATGGTGGTTCTCAATTAGCTCTTGGGTCAGTAGCAGATGCAAGTGCAATGGCAAGAATATTTTGTAATACAAATTTAGCAGCTGCAGGTGGTGTTATTGTTGCAATGATTCTTAGTCAATTACTTTACAAAAAAGTTGATTTAACTTTTGTTTTAAATGGTGCGTTGGGTGGATTAGTTTCCATAACTGCTGAACCTTTAACACCAACATTCCTTTCAGCAATGTTAATTGGTGGAACAGGTGGTGCTTTAGTTATGTTAGCAGTACCTTTACTTGATAAATTAAAAATAGATGATGTAGTTGGTGCAATACCAGTTCATTTGGTTTGTGGTATTTGGGGAACATTAGCAGTTCCATTAACTAACTCAAACGCTAAATTTAGTACTCAATTAATTGGTATTATTTCAATAGGTGCATTTGTTCTTATTACTAGTTTTATACTATGGTTTACAGTTAAAGCTGTTTTAGGAATTAGATTATCTGAAGAAGAAGAAAAAGATGGTTCTGATAAGACTGAGATTGGTCTTAGAAGTTATCCAGAGTTTATTTCGTAACAGGAGAAGAGTAACATGAAGTATATTTTAATAATTTTAGTAGTTTTATTTTCATTTAAATCATTAGCTGAACAAAAGAAAAAAGGTTTTAGTACATTGCCAGGCTGGTCAGGTGGATATAGATATTATTATGATTTAGATGAAGATGAGAAAAGTAAATTAAGACTCTTTGGTAAATACAAACAAAAAACTGGTAACACTATTAAGTTTGGTTGGGATAAACAAACTGGTAAAGATTTAAACAGCTGGAACGCTGATGATGATGGTGTTGTCTTTTTTGAACAAGAATTTAAATTTTAATTTAGGAGAATATTATGATAATAGGAAAAAAAGTTCAACATGTTACATTTAATGTAAGAGTTAGAGATGAGTCTGTGACTCTTATTAAAGAATATGAAGGAAGTAACCCATATAAGTGGGAACAGTTAACTACAGACGATTACTTTAAAGGTAAGAGGGTTTTAATATTTTCATTGCCCGGAGCATTTACACCAACATGTTCAACAATGCAACTGCCAGGTTTTGAAGAATATTATGATGAAATTAAAGCAACTGGAATTGATGAGATATATTGTATATCTGTAAACGATTCTTTTGTAATGAACAAATGGGTTGAACATCAAAAGATTGAAAATATTAAAGTGATTGCTGATGGTTCTGGAGAATTTACTGAGGGTATGGGAATGTTAGTTAAAAAAGACAATCTTAGTTTTGGTGAAAGGTCTTGGAGATATGCAGCTCTAGTTAATGATGGTATTGTTGAAATGTTCTGGGAAGAGCCAGGTAGAGAAGATAATTGTGAATCTGACCCATATGGTGAAACAAGTCCAGAACAAATACTAAGTGATATAACTGGTGAATAATAAACCTATAATAACTATTGACATAGACAATACTTCTATGGTATATATAATATACGACTTGTTGAAGTGGAACAAAAGATAGACAGGACTGGGGTGCGATACCCCACGCCTCCACCAAATTTAGATAGTCCCGATTTAGGGGGCGAAATAGGTTCGACTGGTATTGTGTAGTGAAACGGAGAGTTGTGGGTTGACAGCCTTATAGGTCAAAAAAGTAAATGCAAACGATAACTTTGCGTATGAGGGTTTTGCACTAGCTGCATAACCATTCGGGGTTTTAGGTGAACTACCTAGCAACAGAAAGTTCACCATTAAAATGGGAGTGAATTCTATGTGGAAATCACCTGTAGTAAAAGAAGTAGCTGTTGGTTTAGAAATCAACTGTTACGCATGTGCTGAAATATAATTAGTACAATTGGTGGGGTGCAATGCCCCACCTTAACCCCTTATTATGACGGAGTAGTTATGGAAGTGAAAGAAGAAGAAGTACAAACACCCAAAGAACCAGTACAAACACCTAAAGTATTTTCCCTAGAAATAGAAAATATAGCCAAAGATAAAAAGATAACACATATGGATGCTGTACTATTGTATTGTTACAAGAATGGTATTGAACCAGATAAAGTATCTAGTCTTATCACAAAAGCACTCAAAGAAAAAATAGAAGTCAACGCAAGAGATTTAAACTTTCTTCCTAAGATGGCACAATTACCTATATGAACTTTGTAGACAATGGAAGCAGTTGAGGTATATCAGATGTATTGTGCATTGAAGGCACACTTTGGAAGGGGTGATTATGATTTTGTTAAGTATAATGGTAAATCCTCAGCAACCAAGAGTTCTTTCTGGAAACGTAATGACAGACACTTCTTTGTACGAACATCACGTAAGTATAAGGACAAGGATATAATCAAAGACTATCTATTGTCAAACTTTATAAAGAATCAAAAGGGCTGGTTAGGTGATTTTAATGATGAGAACTATGTGGAATGGAAGAAACGTATGCAAAGTCTAACATACACATTCAAACAAGAGATGACCTCATTACTAGAGGATAACTCATTCGGTGATATCTTTGAGATACCAAAAGATACACACCCAAAACTATTAAAAGAATATCTCGGTAATCGTGTGTCTATAGAGGCAATGATTATCCTAGACAACCTCGTGGAATACACTAGGAATTGGAACAAGAGATTGGGTGATGATGTGGTTTGGCCTAATACAAATAAAATGTTAGAAAATTATAAAAAGTTCTTGACATTCGACAGAAAAAGGTGTAAACTGATTCTAATGACATTAATAAAACAGGAGTAGATTATGACTATCAGTTCAGAAGGTTTTTTTGAACATAAGTGTAAAAACCAAGAATCTCGTATTCATCAATTAGAGCATCAATGTTCAGAATTGACAATAAGATATAACGAGATGAGTGAAAGAGTAAAGAAACTTGCTACTAGACAACCAGAGTGGCCACAAGGATATAGTCCTAGAAGGAAATTTACTAAACGTGTATAAAAAAGTAATAGTATATGGTAATGGTGAATCTAGACTAGGTAAAGTCTGGCCAACAAGTATACCAAATGAAATAGAAACATGGGGTTGTAATGCAATCTATCGTGATATGAAAGTAAAGAACCTCGTATCCGTAGATTACAATATGCAACAAGAGATATATCAATCTGGATATGCTGAGAAGAATAGTTGTTGGTTTCTTGATTGGGATATATTACCTGCCATGAGTGGTATCGTAGATGTAATGAGAGATACCAACCCAACAGAGAGTATAAAAGAAACACCGAGAAATGGTAGAGCAAATTGTGTGATACAAGGTAAAGAACAAGAAACAGCTCATGCAAATATAAAACAAGCCATGAAACAAAATCCAGATTTGGATTATGAAGATTTAAAATTAAAAGCAGAGATGAATGTGGGAATATATATCACATGGGTTGATGATAACGATATGGTCAAGAATATTGATTATCCTACCAATTGGTCTGCTGGAAATACTGCACTACACCTTGCGTGTCAAGGGGGTGCTGAAGAGATATACATGTTAGGGTTCGACAGTAGTGACTACAAAGAACCACTAAATAACGTGTATAAGGGTAGTGCTAATTATCTGCCCGAAACTGCAAAAGGGTTTAATCCAGTCAATTGGAATAACCAGCTTAATACTATATTTAATGAATACAATATCGTGAATTTTAAGTGGGTTAGTCCAGTAAATAAAATGATTAGTGAATACCCCAATGTAGAATATATAGCATACGATAATTTATACAATAACATACGATAACATAAGGAGAGACAAATGTCACTAGAATCGTTAAGAAAGAGCAATTCGCTCGATAAACTTTTAAACGCAGTTAAAGAAGATTCTGCACCCCAAGAGGGAAAGAAATCCTACAAGGACGACAGACTATGGAAACCAGAACTAGATAAGTCTGGTAATGGTTATGCAGTCCTAAGATTTTTACCATCTTGTGAGGGTGAAGATTTGCCTTGGGCAAAACTATGGAGTCACGCTTTTCAAGGGCCGACTGGTCAATGGTATATAGAGAACTCTAGAACCACAATTGGTAGTGGTGATATTGGTAAAGACCCTGTATCAGAACATAACACAGCATTGTGGAATACTGGCATTGAATCAGATAAGGAAATTGCAAGGAAACAGAAACGTAAGTTGCAGTATTACTCAAACGTATATGTAGTGAGTGATGCGAAGCATCCAGAAAACGAAGGCAAAGTTTTTCTATTCCGTTATGGGAAGAAAATCTTTGACAAGATTATGGAATCTATGCAACCTGCTTTCCCTGATGATGTTGCAGTAAATCCTTTTGACTTTTGGGAAGGTGCTAACTTCAAGTTAAAAATCCGTAAGGTAGATGGCTACTGGAACTATGATAAGTCAGAGTTCGATAGTCCAACTGCAATCTTTAAAGAAGAAAGTGCCATAGAAAGTACTTGGAAAAAACAGTATCCTCTAGATGAGTTTACTAATTCAAATGCTTTTAAATCATATGACGAATTGAAAACACGATTAGATATAGTTCTGTCTGGAAAGACAACTGTAGGTAATGTAACAGATACATTAGAAGATGCACCTGTTGCCGCACCAGTCGTAGATACAAAGGAAGTATCTGCACCAATCGTGGAAACTCAAGTAGAAGAGTCAGATGATTCAATGGACTACTTTAATAAATTAGCTAACGCCTAGTTTATGAAAACACGGTGGGCAAACCTTTAAATCTTCACGACTAGTCCCTGTTGATTTATAAAATGCTAATGCACCCCAAGAGCTCTTAGGGGTGCATTTTTTTTATATAGCCCAACCTGATTGTCTTAGGAAATAAGCATCTGGTTCTACTATAGTTTTACTAATATTCGTACTTGATGACATATTTGTAGTATTTGAAACAGGAGCGCTAATAACAGTAGTAGTTTCAGCCATAGCTGCTTGCATTTCTGGTGATGGAGTATACTCTTCCATTTCTGTTGCTCTAGGTAATGCAGTAATTAAAGATGGTTCTTTTGCTTTATCCATTTCCATTTCTGCTTGTGTAGTACTACTTACAACATCATCTAAGTTTTCAACTTTTTCATCATCACTACCACCAAACCAATTCATTGGATTAAGTTTTTTTGCTATTTTCTTTATAAATCCACCTACTTTAGCTGCAATTTTTGATATAAAATCAACAACTGGTTGTATTGCATCCATAAGAAAATTAAATACTTTTTTAATTATATTAATAGCTGGGTCAAAGAATTTTAGAAGGGGTGCTAAAAATGGTTTTAGATAATCCTCATATATTCTTCCTACCCATGCTCCAAACTTCGTAAATATATTTAATAAACCATTTTTAATAAATGAAACTACATCAATTTCTTTTAATTTTGCAGCCCATTCAGTCCATCCTAATTTTTTAAATATCCACGCAACGAAGTCTATAATTAAATTTGGTATAATCCCAAGAACATTAGCAACCAATGATGCAAATCCTACTTTCAATGCTTCAAATATACTACCAGTTTCATCTAAGGTTGCTTTAAAATCTTTGAAGGCATTCCAAATAGATGCTAAAACAAGTACAACAGCAGCTGCAATTGCAACGAATGGTAGTAATGGGACAAGCATTGGAAGAAAACCTGCTAACATAGCACCAATTGCTGGA